ACCTAGTCGTCTAGTCATATAAGGAACTACTTTTAATTCGTTTACATAGCCACCTTTTGGTCTACCACGATAATAACGATGATAGGCTCTACTTTTATCCCAGTCTTTATTACTAATAACAATCCCATTGTAAGTTTGTGTAAAGTAAGGTGCTGGGTCTTTAGCTCCATTATAACCACCTGAAAAATCTAAAGTTGAACCGTCTTCCTTGGTATCTTTTAAACCAAAATGTAAATGGTCACCTGTTGTATAAAGTCCAGTGTTATCGGCTAAGGCAATTAAATCTCCAGCTTTAACTTCTTGCCCTTGTATTACCGAGAAAGAGTCTAAGTGATAATAAATAGTTTTGAATAAGTTTTTGTTATCCCAAATATCAACTTCTATACCACCTTGGTTGTCTGTTCCACAATAATAAATTACTCCATCATGAGAAGCGTAGATTGGGCATCCATGTTTCGCTGCGAAATCAACACCATTATGTCCTTTCATACCTAACTTTTGATAGAAGTCGACAAAGTTTTGACCAAAGTATTGATTAATTGAAACGTCTTTTACTGGTAATCTTAAATTTATCATATTTTTATATATTATATTCTTGTTCTAACTGAACATCGTAAGTTTTTCTATCTTCGTATTCACTTTTTTTACCGGGATTAAAGTTTCGTATCGGGGTAATCCAGCCTACTTAAACCACGCGTGAGTACACAATGCACTCAGTGCGTTCTTGTAGTGTACCACGCGTGTTATTATTAGTTAAATTATTCATATTTTTGTGTTAATTCTTTATATCTTTTTAATCTTAATGATACTGTTGTTCTTCCTACACCTAATATTTTTCCAGCTTCTTTAATTGTTATTCCTGTTGCGACTAAATCCGATGTTTCCTTAAATAATTTTATGTAATGTTTATCAGTTGATTCTCTTTGTTTAAATAATGTATTTTTAGATGTTTTAATACCTTTATTCCAGGGTTCGTGAGAGTGTAATCTGTTATGAGCAGTAATGCTCATTAATGCTAGATTATGAATATCATTGTTTCTTTTATCTTCATCCAGATGATGGATTAAAAAACCTTTAGGAATAAACGGAATATTTAGAGCTATACATACAACTCTATTATGCTCCCCCATTCTCTTGTTGTTAAACTGAACCATTTTATAAGTCGTGTTATTGGTAGTTGTTTGAAATCTACCAGTCTTTGGGTCACGAATACCTTGTGTTTGTGTCATAGTGTTTTTATATTAGTTTATTATACTAATATTTTAGCACGACACTATTTATTATTCAATGTATACAACTATTGCGGTTGGGTTCAATATATATAAAACTTAATTAGTAATTTAAGGTAGTTTTAAAGGCTACCAACTTTTAACCCATTGTTAGTTTTAGTAACTGGGGGTAAATTTCATAAGCATTTTTGCCTTTGCTTTTACAAAATTTAATCCAGTTATTAATACACTTTCTTTTTGTCCATACGCTTATCATAGGGTACTGAACATTAAACTCCTTTTGATGACACGTTTGACAAGCTTCCAATTTACAATTCTCTACACCTTTATACCATTTTCTTGGTAAAACGTGATGACCTGTTCTAGGATTTGTTACCTCGTCGTAATGTTTCTTACAAAGAGGACAGGTTTTTCTTTTTCTCATTAGAGCCTCTCTTTCTTTTAAAATGAACTATTATTGTTTAAAACACGTTAATGATATAAAAATGACCGCTGATACTGCTAAACTTTTAAATAAGCCCATTCCTGTAAGTCCGATTAAGGCGAAGTAAGTTAAAAAACCACATAGCCAGGCGATACACATATTGTTATATTTTAATGCCAAAAAGATGATAAATCATCATACCAGTAACAACTAAAAGTAAAAATGTTCCAACTCCTAATAATACTTTATTAGTTAAAGTATTTATTTTTAATTTTTCTATATCATTTTTATGTTCAGAGATTTCGGCTAACACTACTTTATATTGTTCTTGATTGACGTAGTTTTTCTTCATCTCTTTTACGTCCCCCTTCACTTCATTGATAGATTCTTTAATGGTCTGAGTTTCATTAGTATTAACAGCTAGCGATGTTTTAATATCACTTAACTCTTTCATTATATTACCTTGACTATTACCGTTGTTTTGAATGTTGTCAGACATTTTACCTTTGTTAGTTTGTTAGTAAGTAGTAGCTTGTGACCACTTTTGAATAAGTTTTAGAATAAGACCTAAACCTAAAGAAGCCATCTCTATCCAGATGTTAGATTCCATAGAAGATAGACGGTTCATAAGTTCAACAATGATGATAGGACTAGCTACTAAACCAAAAGAGACTAAAGAGCTTTTAATGTCATTCCAAATAAGTTGTTTTTTGTCTGATGTCATATTGTTTATTATTAATTAGTTGATTAAACCATTAAATTAAGAAATGATGCATTGCTAGTTAATGGAGACGGAAAAGGTGTTGTTATTCCAGCACCACCATTATATAAAGTTGTCACTTCTGCCGACGTTAATGACCTTGACCAAATTCCTATTTCATCCTGATTTCCATTAAATGGACCAGTAAATAAATCACCAGCATAAATACCAAATGTTAAATTAGAATTAGCATTTACTGGGATAGAACCATTTGTTGGTGTTCCATTAAGATATAAGTTGGTTCCATTATCTGTTATAACTATGTGATTCCAATTGTTTAAAATAACATCGTTTGTTGTTTCAATAAAATAATTACTTCCATTATTACCATAAATATCTATTTTTGTTCCACTTGTGATTATCTCCCATCCACTTCCATTTCTAGTCCCAACTAATCTTTGAGAAAAAGAAGTTGATGTTACATAGAACCATAATGATAATGAAAAGTTTGTTAACGTTGGGGTATATCCATTCATTATAATCCTAGAAAATGAGCCAGACGAAAAACCTGCTCTTTGTCCTATCAAAGCATTTGTTGTGGAATAAGTTATATTAGAGTCAGTTCCTGATTGTGCACCAATCGAATCTGAACTATTTCCATCTAATTTCCAATAATGTATCAAATTATCTGATAATGCCATATAATTAACAATTTTGACCGATTATAAAGCCATCATAAGTATTGACGCCGGTTCTAATAAAGCCGAAGGTATCTCGTTTATTAAGTGTCGCTGTTAAAGTTGGAGCAGTTCCTCCAGCCCATCTAATCGTTGCAAACCAAGCGGTAATAGTTGAAACAGTTGTCCCTCCTTGTAAAATTGACACAATAAACGGTTGAGAATTAGTCGCATTAGCAACAGTAAAAGTAATAGCAGTTCCAGAAGCGTTACCAGATACAACGTGAACATTATTCAAAACACAATCTAAAGCAACTGTTTGAGCACCTGATGCTGGAGTATAAGTTTTACCAACTTCATCGTTTCCTGCGGTTGTTACTTTGCCAGTTAAAGTTCCACCAGTCTTTTCTAAATGTAAATCAGCATAAGCAGTAGTAGCAATCTTAGTAGAGTTATCATTAGCTGATTGAGTAGTGGCGGTAGTGCCGTTAGGTAGAGCTGGTGTGCCTGAAAGATTAGTTGCTGTTCCGTCTATTGATGTGATACCAGTTAAAGCAATAGCGGCCGAAGAACGATTGATTGCTATTGATGTGGTTCCTAAGAAGAAGGTTTGAGACGTAGAAGCTTTGCCTGTAAATTGAGTTTGAATAGATGATGTTACTCCCTTTAAGTAGGTTAATTCAGTCAAACTAGGATAAGTAGCAACTGTTAATGAAGAGATTGTGGAAGCACTGTTAAAATAAGCAATTTGATTAATAGTTCCGCTTAATGTAGCTGCCTTTGTTCCTAATTGAGTTTGTATAGAAGAAGTAGCACCTTTTAAATAAGTAAGTTCTGTAAGAGATGGATAAGTAGCTACCGGTAAAGTTCCTTGTGAGTTAGTTCCTGTCCAATACGATAGTTCATTAGTTGTTCCTGTTCCTGTTACTGGATTAGTTAAAACCGTTTGATAGCTAGCAGTATCAGCATAAGCCATTGTGCCAACATAAGCTGTTTCAATAATATTTAAAACACCGGTTGTAGCATTTTGAAATGATACCGTAGCAATAGCTTGGTCAAAATTAGGTGTAGTTGGTCTAGTTGAAGTTAAAGCACCAGCTGTTGTAGCTGAAACATAAAGTCTAGTTCCTGAACTAAAAGAATTAGTATTTACGTTATTTAAAATACCAGATATTCTCATGTGTTGAACAGAACCATCTGCACCAGCTGTTTCAAGAACACCAGCACAAGGCAAAGTTGTAATTGAGTTTGCTCTTGCTAAAGATACTTCAGGACAACTATTAGCTATATTCCAATTGCTAACATATAAGGCATCTCCAATAACACCATCTCTACCTAAATTAAGAAAAACTTTAGCGTGGATTGCGTTTGCTTCTATATAGTTTGATAAATCAGATAGTGTTTTATTAGTTCCAGTATTAGTAGATGAATCTGTCCAATAATTTCCAGCTGGTTGTTTATTATTAAATGTTGACCAATCAGTAGGAGATAATACCCCACGATTAGTTGCTGAGGCTGTAGGAACATTTAAAGTTATAACTGGTGTAGTTGTACTATTTACAACTGTAGATGATAGGTCCGTTCCTGTAGTGCCTAAAGTAATAGCAGCCACCGATGTCACTGTGCCACTTCCGCCCGTTGTAGCACTTAATACACCAGTTCCGTCTATTGATAGTCCGGAACCAACTTTAATACCACCTAATACAGAAGTAGAGGCAATAGGTAATGTATATGTCTGAGTTGCAGCGTTTATAGTAAAATTAGGATAAGTACCCGTTACAGAAGTAATGTTTGTGCCAGCGTTAATTACAACCACTCTATCTGGTAAGGTGTTTGTAACGATAGGGTTAACCGGGTCTGTGGAATTAACTGATATACCGGACCCAGCTATTATAGAGGCCACTACACCTGTCGATATTGGTCTCTGTGTATCTACCCAAGAGCTAGTTGTCGAATCCCACGTCCAAACAGAATCAGTTGACCCTACTATTGCAAAATACCCATCAGCTCCAACTGGATAGGCTGTTTGAAGAGCGAGAGGAGTAGCAAACCATCCAAGATTCAGAGGGTCGCCTATTTTATTAGATAAATATGCCATATAATTTTAATTACCAAGTTATTATTTCTGTCCGTTTCTAAGTATTTGTGTCCATATATATATAATTAGAATCACAAATAATATCTCCTTTGGTCCCTGAATCAGTAGATGATAACGGGGTGATTATGAAAATCACTCATATTTTTTATTATTATTTTTTTTAAATTTTATTTTTTATTAAACCATGCTTTTGAGCTTCCATTAACATCTTTGGTAGTTTTTCAATAACAATATTAGTCTCATCAACATTTTTTTTATTTACTTTTATAAGCTGGGCCAGACTTATTCCCAATTCTTCTACTAATAAATCAATTTTTTTAACGTTATCATTACTTACTGAAGTAACTCTATCAACAACCTTATCCAACATAGAAGTTTCATCTTTAACTGTATTCAAAGCCGCTAACGCAAAAACGACATCACCTTCGTATGATGTCTTTTGAGCAACAAGGACTTCAATCATTTGTTTTAGCCAATTTATTTCCCCTTCTAAAGTATTTTTTTGAGATTGAAGAGAAGATACGTCCTTATTAATAAATAATTTTTGTTCCAATTCTTTTGTTTTTAATTCTTTAATTCTTCCTTTTATCTCAGTCATCCTGACCTCAATGTCAGTATTTGAAGTTGTTAATTCGTTATTTATTTTTTCAAGACTTTCTTTTTCTGTTTTTAAAATAGAAACTTCTAAAAGAATAGAATCTCTTTGTTCAGCCCAGGTTATTAAATTTTTTTCCTGTTCTTGAGTTAATCCTTCTGGGTTCATATTTTTAAAATTTATTTAATATCTAAAACTATAATCAATAGCTCCATTAAACGTTCCTCCAGTTACTTCTAAAATGAAATCTTCTCCTGGACGACACTCAAATCTTGGCACTCCATCCATCCCTGGTTCATCTTGTTCGGTAATACCTTGTCCAGCATCTAACGTAAAAGAGGCCACTATTCTGGCTCCACATCTAATAATTAAGTTTCCAGCGGCAGATAAATCTCCAATAAGTTCATGGATATAAATATAAGCCTCTGGTTGTTCAGCAACAATAATAGTTGTTCCTACGGGAGCAGTTACTGCGGCTGATATTTTTTTTGAATGGGCATCTTGTAACATATTTTTTAATTTTATTAATTAGTTACTCTTTCTATCTAAGCCCTCGAATAACCAAGGGCTTAGTAGACAGATTAACTTAAACAGTAGTCCCGTCACCAGCAGACCACATCCAACCACGAAGGTCAGAAGCACCCATAACTGCTAAAGAGTTAAAGTTTAAAACCAAGTCCTGGTTACCTAGCAAGTCAATGACTGCCGGTTCAGCACGAGTTGGAAGAGCTTCGATATACTTGAAACCAAAATCTTCGGTCATCATTTTGGAGTCAAACATACCCCACATTAAACCGTCCATTGCTAAATTCTGATAAGGAGATAGTTCGACTATCTTAAATGTATCAGTAGCTGGAGCATTGTTAAATAAATTAGTTTGTTGTGGAGCTAAACCTTTGTCAATTGTACCTTTGATAGTTTTGGCAAACTGAGCAGCAGTAGAACCTTTTCTAACAACTAAAGTATCTAAATCTGAAATTAATGGATTGCCACGACCGTCTTTCTTTAAAGAATGCAATCTACGAGCAGCAAGTAATGCTGAATAAGTAAATTGAGGAGAGTTTGTAGCACCATCAACAATAACATTAGACCAAGCAGTACCGCCATCTTCACGAGGATGGACTTGAGTCCAATACTCTACAGAATCAGCTCCCATAGTAGAAACTGGAGTAGGAGTCCCTACAGCATTAATTGGAGTCCAAGTGAAAGATGTATTAAATCCTTGAGCTAATAAAGTTTGAGCTAAATAATTTTTAGCATGCTCAATAGCATTTTTACCTTCAACAACTTTAGATTTAACAGAACCTTTAATTTTAGCGGCAGCTGATTCAAATAAAAAGAAATTAGTTTGAAAAGTCAAACGTACTTTTTTTGTAAAGTGCATTTGAATATAATTCTTTGAATAACCTTGAATTGGTGCATCTGATGCACCAATGCCACCGTCTGGAATAATTTCCGCCATACCAAGCCCAGTCACACCAACATCAGTATAAATTCTTTCATTATTATCTACTTTATACATGAAATCTAAATATTCGCTTCTTACAGTTGGAGATACTTTTGGAGCAACGTGTTTTAGCACATTGTTTACTATAACTGCATAATCATTAATTGTTCCTACCATATGTTTATCTTTTTAAATTAATTAAACAATTATAAATCTTCCGATAATAAGTTTATCGGCAGCTGCTCCATACGGTTCGACTTGACGTACGACACCAACCGCACTAGTAACACCAGTGTTATTGACGATTGAAGAACTTGCACCAAGAATCATGTCCTGACCATTATGAGCAGCATTAGAGTTATTGGTAGTTGGGAAGATAAAAGTATCTTCATCAGATGGAACGATATAAGAAACACGAGTCAAAGCATCAGCGGCTGCAATTGTTTGATTGCAAACACCTAAGATAGTTGCTCTAGTAGAACTGCTAGTAGCAGGTACAGCTAACCCAGCTGTTAAATCTAAGATTTCTCCTAAAGTTAAAACAGTAGCGGAAGCTTTATTATCTTCTCTTAATTGACGTGTATTCTTAATGGTTGCTTGTTTAATTACACCCATAGAATTAATTTTTAAAATTTATTAATTAATCCGATAAAAGTTCAATCGCTTTAGCTTCCGACATTCCAGTTGCAGTAATTTCATCAATTGATTTACGCATTTCTGGTGAATAATCAGTTTTAGCAATACTTCCTCCAGGGAATTGCATTGCGTTAACCTTTTCCTGAACATTCGCTCCTTTGAGTACTCTCTCTTGAATAGTTTCTGAGGGTTTAAACATGTTTTCACGAGCAAGCTCTAAGACTGTCATCAATTCTTTACCACTTTTGTTTTGCCAATTATAGTTAGATTCAACGAAATCAAAAAATACTTCACGAGTGTCTACATCTCCTAGCTCAGAATGTCTTTCAACAAATTTATCTAAGGTAGTTTTCACGTCTGTGGCTAAACGGTCTTTTTGGACTATTTCTTCAATATCCTCCTTAGTCGCTCCGCCAAGTTGCTTTAAACGTTCTTTGTCAGCTGTTAAAGTTTCATCTTCTTCTATCGGTTCGATGACTTCTTCTCCATTTTTTTGATTTAATGGATTAACAAATCTATCGGTTCCATTAAGGTTTTTTATTTGGCTTTTAGCCGCCTTAATTTCTTCTGTTATTAATTGACGTTGGTCCTCTGTTTTAGCAAGTTTTCTTCGTTTTACTAAATCGAGAAGTTCGATTCTCTTTTCGTATGATTCATCGGATTCAAACTTACCCTTATTTGGAACACGGAATTCATATTCCTCAGACTTCTTTTCATCAATTTGAGGTTTGCTGGTATCCTCTGGATTAGGAGTGTCAATATTTTTATCTTTGACATCCTCCACCTTGACTTCCTCTTCAGGAGTAAGCACTTTTCCAGCTTTTACAGAATTTATTGTTTCTTCGAGCTCTTTGTCGAGTTCGGTTTCGTCAATAACTTCTTCTTTTATTTCGTTTGTATTATTATCCATATGATTATCCGCTCGTATCGTGAACGGCGACGATGGTTAATTTAATTATATCATTTTTTAGAGATAAAGGCAAATCATCTATCAGAATATTTTACAAATTTTGTGATTCGTTCTAATTTTTGTTTTAATGTGTCAAGGTTTACAGACCCCTCACCTAAAAAAGAGATAGCATGCTTTTGAAAATCTCCATCAATTGAGTCATTGAAATCTCCTACTGATACAGAATATTTAATCGGAATAATTACTAAGTAAACTTCTTTATCAAGTTGTTTATAGAACAAGATATTATCTTCTGGTTTAAAAACTTTATTAAACACCGTTAATAAGTCTGGTCTATCTACTGGCCTTCCACAGGTTCCTTCAAAACCAGAAGGAATAACGTTTTTATAAAAATAATCAGCTACTGGAACTTCTTTACCGGAAGTATTTTTAATAACTAATTTATCACTAGAATTATTAATAGTCCTAGTTACTAATTTTTTTGCAACAATCGTCCCCGCAGTTTCCTCTTTTACTTCCCCGTTAACTTCCTCTTTTACTTCCCCGTTAACTTCTTCTTTTGTTTCTCCTTTAACTTCTTCTTTTGTTTCCTTTTTGTTTGTATTTTCCATATAATTTCCTGGCCGTATCGTGGCCGGTGACGATGGTTAATTTATTAGCTTTTTTTATTTAATTTCAAATTTTTAAAACTTGAATAAAATTTTTCTAAAAACTTTTCTTGTTCTGGTTTTATCTCAGACATCATCTCTTTAATATATTCATTAGTTAAAACCAATGACGGTACATCCATGTTAACTTTTGCAATATTATAAACTTGTTCAATCAAAGCAAATTCAAGTGGATAGGGATGAGTGTAATTTATGTTTATCTTTTCCCCTTTTTTCATGTCTTTATCAAGAACACAAGCAATTTGTCTGCCAACCTCGACTACATTTATTTTATCTGTTTCTACAAAAGTAGCTTCAAGTGTATTAGAATTAACACCTCCAATAATCATTGATGAAAGTTCAACAGCACTAATTTCAAACTCATCACCAGATTTAGAAATAAATTTAAGTAATTTTTTTTCTATAGCCTCTTTGGAGTATCCAATTTGAACTGTATAATTTTCTTTTTTTATTTGGCTTGATTTCATATTATTCCTGTTTATGTAAAGACCCTAATCTTATAGCTTCTAAATGGTCAACCATCATTCTAAGCATTGTCCCTTGAACTTCCAAGGTAATAGCATTTACAATAGTTTGCCATTCGGTGTTAGCAATAATAGGAACTTGCTCCATGCAGTCCTTCATCAATTCGATGATTATGGGAGCGTGTTCACTTGTAGCTAAGGCTATTTTCTTTTGGATTAATGTTTGATTTTCTTCCATAAAATTATTTCTTTTTACTAGGATGATAATTTACTTGTCCCGGTGCGGCTTGAGCTTTTCTAGCTAAATTACCAATAACACCACCTGGTACTCCTTGGGCTTTAAGTTGTGCTGCCCGTCCTCCATGACCCAAAACATTTGACTTATCTTCGAAACTACCAGTTTTTTTAATTGTACTCATAATTTTTTATGTTAATTAATTAAGCACCTGGAAAATATCCTCCAGTAGCAGCTC